GCTGAGTTAAATCAATTTTAGGCGAAGCTTTCTTATATATCTTTCTAAGATGCCGAGAATCTTTAGCTGGCATTATTTCGATAAATCTTTTGATAGTCGTTGGCGAGGCATCTTCGTTAACTGAAACGATCATTTTTTTCAACTGACCCGTGACTGTCAGACTAGCATCTTTATTCCTGTTTTTTGCAGATCTAACCATTTCAATTTCATCAAGTCCGGTTAAATGTTTAACCTCTAAATTTATCTTTGTTGTTGGCAAGGCAACCATTAAAGTGCTGTCTTCGGTTATGTAGACGCCTTCTTGCTCATCAATTTCGCCCTCGGTGACAGAAGCAGCATCTAAATCAAATTCGTATTCGACATTTGATAAACAAGCCGGGCATGCAATCCTTGTAGCATATTGCGCGCCATAACCGGAAACTCTGGCGGCTACAATAATAGCATTTTTATCACCAACTAACAAAGAATTTACTTTAACTCTTTTATCGATGATAATGTTGTTTACGAATCTTTCTAAAGCAACTCCTTGCTTTAATAATGTTTTTGAAGTTAGGATATCTTCATCTTTTGCAGTCATAAATCGAATTTCGATATTTTCCTGCATATGCAAAGGATGATTTTCAGGGTAATATTTACCTTTTGATGGCAATTCTACAAATTCTGTTGGCACTACAAAATTTAATGGGGAGCCACCGTCTTCTTGAGTCATTACTTGTGGGGGTAACTCAGCCCCGCTTGATTTTTTTGCGCCTATTCTGTCTTCATTGTTTCTTCTCGACAAACTTCACCTCTCTTTGTTGTTGTCATAAATCTATTTCAATCGCTACTAAACTGCAAATCTTGTCCGAGCAGCTCTTTATTGACCTGATCCTGTTTGTTGAGCTGGTCATCTATATGGCCTTCCAGGATATCTGGGCGGCCGTCGTTGTCTTCATCTGCTTGTTTGAAAACATTTCGATCTGGAATATGGCTTAAGCTTGGAGTATGTGCGTTGCTGCTATTAATTTTCGCCACATCGCTGCTAGTCCACCAAGACATGCGGCTTCCTCCATTAATTTCAGAATCGCCGGCGCCTGCAACATCGACAGTTGCCCAGTCATAAGCAATAGTTATTTCAATCTCCATAAATCCATCACTGTCATAATCTAGTTTTCCAAATTTCGCAGTTTTAATCCAAGCATCGTGCAGCTGCCACTCTTCTAAAGGGCGCCCGTTAGGGTCTAATTGCCAAATTTTTACTTTTCCTAAAGCATTCATGGCAGATACTTTGGTTACAGTGGTATTTATGTCAAGTATGGGGAGATCGTTGTCAAAGGACGCGTCCTTCATGAAGTCGTCTCCAAACCCTGCAGGTCCGCCGGCATCTTCTAAATATCTTCCAAGCAATTCGGCAACTGAAGGACAATCTGTATCGACCATGGTAATGGAAACATCATCCCAGGTAACAGTTTTAGGATACTTAAAAGTTTTATTGATCATTTTGTGTTCTGACATTTCGATTGAAAATCCAGGCTTGTCACAAGATTTTGCATACCAAAGATACTCAGGTAATCCAGAGGCCCTGGTTGCATTCAAATCACCTTTAAAGTTTTCAATATACACCATAAACCGATACGGCCTCTTGGGTTCGGCAAAAGGAGTGAACGGGTCGCCGGGGTCGGTCCAAAATGACATTTATTTACCCATGGGTTGGATCAAGTTGAAGGTAGCTTACCAAAGATTCCATCATTAACGTCGCCCAAAACTGCTTCATCACCTAGCTGGGCCCAATCGTACTTGATGACAATATCAATGGATGAAAGATCTTCATTGTCATAATCTAAAGCAGATGGCTTAACTTCTTTAATCCAAGCTTGGTTTAGTCTCCAGTGCTCAATAACCTCACCATCGGCGGAAATTTGGAAAATGTTTACAACTCCCAAAGCTCCAATAGATTTGGCTTTGCCCACTGTCGTTAAATGCGGGTTTGAGGTCATGTTTGGTGCCGCAGGAACACCAGGAATTTTATAACCAGATTCTTCTAAAGCCTTACCAAGAATCGTTATAACATCTGGTTCAGTTGGGTCAACAACTGTTGCAGTAATATCATTCCAAGTAAGCTTGCCTGGGAAAAAATATGAGTGCATAAGGTATTTATGCTCTGATTCGGTTAATGTAAAAGCTGGTTTATCAACTTTTTTTGCAAACCAAATAACAGATGTGCCCGCATCATCACCTATTCCGGTAATTTGCAAAACAAATCTATAAGACCTTTTGGGGTCTTTTGAATTGGGTTCTACTGCTGTCCAAAATGCCATCTATTTTGTCTCCTTCAATATTATATAGTTATTCTGATTTTTTTTTAATGATTTAATCTTCAAATGATGCGCCCGTACTGGAGATCACAAAATCGATTGCGATAAATTCGATCGCTCTTGCGGGCTTAAGGAAAATCTTAGCATAAAGAACATTTTGATCAATCAAATCGGGGGTTGTAGTTGTTTCATCAAGAATCAACTTATATTCTGTAATTCCTAATCTGCTCTGTACAGATGAAAGGAAAGGATTAACAAGAGCCTTAAATCTTTCCCAAGTAGCTGGAACATTTTGATCAAATAGGACTTGTGTCGATAGACGAGAGATCTGCTTCTTAAGATAAATCATCAAACGACGAACGTTAATTCTATCTAAAGCGGATCTTTGAACTTGAAGCGTCTTTTGTCCAAAGACCACAATTCCTTCTGCTGGGAATTTAGCGATTGGGTTAATATTTGACTCGTAAAGATCATCTCTATCTTGTTGAGTTAATCTTTCAGAAACTCCAACCACTGGAATTCCAGCGGAACCGTCAGTCAGGCCGCCTCTATTAAATCCTGCGGGAGCAAACCAAATCTCAGATCTACGCTCTGAGCTAGCCATTGTTCCCAGGGCTACAACGCTTGGTGGCGCCCAAATTGTTCTATCGGTCAAGCTGTCGTAAATTCTTACCCATGGATAGTAGGCGCATGCATAGCTTGAATTAATTGATCTATTTTTAAGATTGTCGATTAGGGTTTTAAGGTCTCCTCTTCTAGTGGTTACAGAATCTGTAGTTTCGGATTTTGGTACAAATCCACCAGCTAGGTCAACAACCGCCAAAGCATCAGCGCGATCTTCACACATTTGAATCATTTGGCTTGTAAGTGTACTATTTGTCAGTCCAGGCATAGAAAGCAAGTTCATTTCAACATGTTCCGGGTCAGCAACTGTATCAATGGCTCGTTTAACCGTATTATAAGCATAGTTTGTATACTCATTTCCAGAAGAAAGTTTAGTATTTCTAAATGCTTCCATTTCAGTAATGTCTAAACCATCGCGGCCGCCATAGAATACTGTTGTAAATCTATTATAACCCATAGTTAGAATTGCATCATAGCTCGCACTGGTGGTCGAATGACCCTGCTGCCTGGAGCCAGATATGTAATATGCAGTTGCACTTTCATTTGTAACAATATCATCTAAGGTGAATACATATGAGTGCTCTGTTTCCTCTGTCGAGGAGACGGGCACAAAACTGCTGACTTCAGATGCGATTGGACTTATGTGGTCAACTACACTCTGATCGAATACAGTGCTTGATGGAGTCTTCATTGTTTGTACACCAAAATAAGCTTTCTTAGGATCGGTAAGGAAGCCATCAGAGGCGGAGACCCTTAATCTTAGGCTTGGGAAAATAACAGAAGCAGTTAATTGCACCCCAGGGGTTCCAACATAAGCAATATTGTTTTCTCCGCCGGCGCTTCCATTCATTCCTGGGCGGTTTGATCCTTTTCCACTGTCGCCCTCATATGGCATCGCGATAGATCCATGACCCTTGACGAAAACGTTGTGGTCCATGGAATTATCTGCGCCGCCATCAAATTGGCCAGCAACAGTTATTATAGTGTCTGTTACTGCGGTGCCGGCAATATCTGTTACTGAATTTCCTGCTGATCCTGCTGTGGTCTGCGTTAGTGTCACTGTCGCGGTTGATGCTTCCGCAGTTATATTTAATGTTCCAGCCGTATTTGCTGCAGTGACTGCTGCGGCGATGTTTGTAGCAAATTGATTTGCATTACTGTTCGCATTTGCAAATGCTATTTTGGTGGCAGTTGATGTGGTGAGGCTGTTATCAATATCGAAAGAAACACTATTTCCAGCAATATCAGCAATTGTTAAAACCCTTGTATTCGCTTGTCCAGCAGTTTTGCTGAGAGCAGTTAAAGTTGCTGTGGCTGCTACTGTAGCTCCTTCGCCTTGATCGCCTTGATTGTTTGATTCCACAGGAGCCAGACCGGATCGATACACGCCACCAAGTAGCGGACGAATCTGACGGCCATTGGTCTCTGCAGATGCAGAAAGCAAGCTAAAGCCAGTATATCTAATCGGACCTTTACAACCGAATGGAAGCAAAGTTCTTTCGGCAGCTGCATTGTCAACATCTTCGTTCATGACAACTCGGACGAATTTTGATCGATTTGGCCAATCGCCAAAAATTCTATGCCTTCTTTCGGTGTCATCCCACGTTACATATTGTGTACCAATTCTTCTTGCAATATAATTTGCAGAATTGGGGTTAATGTTGCAGCCAGTGTATCTTTCGATGGTGCGCGCGGCCTCATCTCTATCTTCAATTCGTCTGAGCACTACATCAAAAGAGCCATAAGGATCATAATCTGGAATTGGGGACTTCTTAATATTTTCAATTGAAACTTTAAGATTATTTTGTAGCCACTGTCCATGATCCATACCGACGAGCTTAAACAATTCTACTGCGCGAGACTTATCTAAAGCATCGTAAGTAGAAGTTTCGGTATTAGTATCCTGGGAGATAAAATATCCGGACTCAGCGTTTTGGAAATCTGCTTTTTGGTAGTGGTGTCCAACAGAACCACTCTCAATAGCAAGAATCATTCCATATGATTTCTGCGCAGTATCAGCAGTGGATCCTAGGATTCCCTCAACGTGAGCGTCATAAGTTTCACCAAGCCAATAAACTTCAAGATTGGAAGTTTGTGTTATAGTCGAATTTGTCTTTACAGGGTTTGTGTTAAATACTTTTCTAATATAATTTTCCGATGTTGAATCAAAATTAAATTTTTGCGTCTTCTTGAGGTTTCCGCTAGAATCTTTGATCAATACTTTATACTCTTTGCTAGCTCCGCCATAAACCATAACAGCAGATCCAGATACCGATTTTGAGCCGGCTGTAGAATTTTTACTACCGCGTAGAGTGCCAGTAATTTCTATTGAGTATCCGTTTGTCAAGTACCATATGGCTGCAAGGGCACCGGTACATGCCGTAGTGTGAGAAGCAGACTGGAACATGAATAGTCCGTATGCACCATCATTAGAAGAGACAGTAGTATTGGGACCATCACCAGTTGTCCAGCCAGCCGTGCCGGCTGGATCGGCGCCAGTTGTCGTTTGAGCCGCATGTCCAGTTCCAAGCAAGCGTACCATGGTAACAGGGCCTACGCCGGCTCTCAAGTAGGCTCTAGCGGCATATGCTGCATATGTTGGCCCAGAAGCATAATCTGGATTTCTCCAAGCATCGCCCAAAGTTAAATCGGGTCCAGGAATTGGTGCACCAAAAGTTTCAATAAAGTCCGAAAATGACTCTATTCTAATCGGCCGCATCGCAGGACCATAACGCGTTCTACCAATAATAACGGGACCAACATCTAGGCCCGCTCTTGGAAGAAAGGAATTATCAATTTCGTTTAGAAAGATTCCAGGCGATACAAATTTAAATCTTTTAACTGACATACTTGTGTTTCTCCTTAAGGATTTTTAATTTGTATATATTAAAAATATACTAGTTTTCGTATAGTAAATAGTTGCCGGATTGGCTAAAAACCATTTACTCTTTATAAAAACGATCTTTGCGAGCATTCTTAATTGATCCTATTGAATCGGGATGCTCATCTTGTAAAATAACTCTTTCTCTCGGCATTCTTATTTGAACAAAATTCTCTCTTCTAACAATTTTTGGTGTTTCCTGGTTCTTGTCCGATCCGATTAGGTGGCCAAGAATTCTAATATCAAGACTAGTCTCAAAAGATCTTTCATCTTCGCCCATATCGGCAACATTATTATTTTGTCCAAAATCTTTTGGTAAAAATCCTTCATATTTGTGATTATCATATGAAAGAACAAAATTATTAATCTGGCCCGTGTTTACAATAAAAGGAGTCAATATTTCATTTATTTGTTGTTGGTATTCGGCCTTAATTTTAACACTATACGTTATATTAATGTATACAGGCAATGGTATTGTTATTGTCTCATAAACTATTTTTTTATTTTTACGAGGAAACCAGCTTTGGCCATGGCCGACTTGTCCTGAGCCAATTTCGCCGCGCTTTCTCGCAGAATCTGCAGCTGCAAAATTTGCTGTTTTTTCTTGCTGGATCCTTCTTGAAATTGTTATAGTACCGCCACGATGTGCGCGGGCGTCCGTGGATCCCCAAGAAAAAGGTACGTGACTAGTAACTTTTCCAGGCATTGTTGAGTCTTTAACAATTGAAGTTCTATCAATTGTGATTAAAGGTAGTTTTAATACGCCCTGTTTATCTCTTAAATCTTTATCATTTTTTACTTGGTACGCCCTTTCAGCAGAAACCCAAATAACTGGAACTTTCTCCCAGCCTTTTTGTGTGGTAGTAAAAATATCTAAGTCTTCGCTGATCCATTTAAAAAATGCTCGATCCATTGTTTCGAGAGTAGAAGGCATAATAAGTTCTTCGCGAACATTGGGGTCATCTCCTTCGAGCTGGCTTGCGGCTCTTCCAAATCGATTTGCGTCTGTATTAAATGGAAGACCATTTTTATCTAGCCCGCTGGTGGTTCCAATTGTAGATGCCTCGCTTGATTGGCCTCCAAAAATGCTAGTATATGGGTCGCCTTTTTTACGTGGCATTGAATAGGCCCTCTCTTGCTCTTATACATTTAGCCGAAATTTCTATTCTATGGTCGATTTGGCCAAACAACTGCTTTGGTTCTGATAAAATCATTATCTCATAATATATATCACCATATAAGACGAAATCGCCTTCACGAACAAATAATTCTTGATCTTCTGTTAATCTTCTTTTATGAAAATGAACTGTAATTGAGATTTCTTTGTCCAAGCCGATATTTGTTGAAAATTTGGTTTGAATGCCACCAAACTCAACCAAGGCATAAACCCGAACTGGGGGCAAAAAAGTTTTTTGTATAGCCTCGCCATATAGTGAGTGAAAATTGGTAAACTCTGTATCAATTGGATAATATGCGATTTGTTGACCAATAACTCTTTCAATTAATTCATCATTAACCTGTTTAACTAAATTGCGCTCTTTCTCTCCCAAAAATAATGGAGGAGGAGGCGCATCAGGTTGCTTCCATTTATTATCATCGCCCATTTATTTATCCTACGAATATTCCAAGTGGAACATTGGACATAATCTTGTTTGTAGCTTCGACAAGCTCTTGATCAGATTTGATCAGATCGTTGTACTCCAGATCAGACAACAGGGTTTTAAGCTCTTCTCGTAATTTATCTTGCTCTTCTTTGCCCTGCGTTATTAATGCATCGCCATTTAAAGTAACAGATTCACCGGGTATCGGTATCGAACCAAATTTACTTCGAACTTGACCAAGTATCTCTTTTGTAAGTGCTAAAGCAAATCGTCTAATCCATTGTTTTCCAATAGAGTTAATATTAGCATATGGTATATTCGCAAATGGTAAAGTGTTCATATTATTGATGCCATCGACATTTTCAGTAAACTCGGTCGAATCTTCCCACACATCGATAGGAATCGTAAAATTAAACCAAAAATAAGCAGGCGCATGGCTGCTTGGTATCGGAAACAGCCTTAATTTATTGCCCCCCTTTATCTCATATGAATAATGCGATGTTCTAGTATATATGCTATCCTCATAAGCCATGGCTTGCATCTTATTTTGCCAAGTTGGTATTAATTCAAATGTAGCATCATCGGCAAACTGGCCATAAGTGGAATAATTACCAACCACGCCAATTCCGCCATAATAGCCATAAAATCGCCACATCGCTCTTGGCGTTTTATAATA